AAATAATAAAATAACTATATTTGTATAAAATTTATAACTAATGGCGACTACAGGAGTATTCAACGGAACTAACCTAATATTGAAGATTGAGGACACAGCACTAGGACACACAACTAGCTGCTCATTATCCCTAAGTAATGACTTACCAGAGGCGACTACTAAAGATAGTAGCGGATTCCAGGAGGTTATTGCTGGAGTAATGTCTGGAGAACTTTCATTTGATGGATTAGTGGCTTATGATGACACTGCCAATGGTATAGAATTAGCTGACTACTTACTAGGTAGGACTCAACTTACTTGCGTTTTTGGAACAGAGGTAACTGGCGACGCTGTTTACACCGCTGAGGGATTCCTTAGCTCTGTAGAAATGAGCGCTGAAATGGAGTCACCAGTAAGCTACAGCGGATCTATCACATTGACAGGAGCGATCACTAAGTCTATCAACGCTTAATATAAAGCAACTACATTATGGCAAACAAAAGGAGAGGGTATTATACCACTAAACTGGGTGGGCGTCAGCGAACGCTCCACTTTAGTATGAATTTCTGGGCTAACTTCACAGATATTATGGATGTGCCACTGGATAAAATAGGAGAGCTATTTTCTGGTGGCGTTTCTATTTCAGCTATTCGAGCTTTGGTTTACAGTGCTATTTTAGCATTTGACCAGGAGGAGGGTAATGAGATAGACTATAATGAATTTAAAGTAGGTTCCTGGCTTGAGGATATAAACCAGGAAGGGCTGGAAAAAATGATAGGCGCAATGATGGAATCTCGTATTTTAGGGAATGACCTTAATATGGGAATTGATCGCCAGGCTAAAACTGTTTCCAATACTAAGGGAAAGCAGTAGCCGACTCCCTGACCTGGGATGACTTAGAGGATTATTATATTGGGCAAGTCGGCATAGATCCAGATAAGTTCTGGATTTACACCTGGAGAGAAAATCAACTACTAGGCGAATCCTATATGATAAAACAGAATCTGGAATGGGAGCGGATTAGATATTTAGCGACTATGCTACACAATGTAAATTGTCAAAAGCGCCAGCATATGATTAAACCAGAGAAATTATTTCCATTGCCCCAGGATAAATTTAACAAGATTCAAAAACCTAAAGGCACAAAACAGGATTATGAGTCATTTAAAGAGAAAGCTATAGCAGCTGGCGTTAAATTCTAACGCCTTTTTTTTTAGTATTTTTGTACTATGCAAGATCAAAAATTAAGATTTCAAATTACAGGGGATGCAACTAAGCTGACTAAGGCGCTTAACACTGCATCTGGCAAACTACAATCATTCGGATCTAAGGTTTCCGCACTAGGCAGAGATTTATCAACTAAATTGACTTTGCCTCTAGCATTAGCTGGAGGAGCTGCAATTAAAATGGGACTTGACTTTGATAAGTCAATGACTAAGATTAAAACTTTAGTTGGTATCGCCTCGGATGAGGTTGATCAAATGGGAAAAGTAGCCATTGAGATGGCAAAAAATACTGGAGTAAGCGCTAAGGATGCGGCTGATGCCTTGTTTTTTATTACTTCCGCTGGTTTGCGTGGGGCTGATGCAATGGCTGTATTAGAACAGTCTCTAAAGGCTTCTGCAATAGGCTTAGGGGATACTAAAACAGTTGCTGATTTAGCGACCTCCGCTCTTAATGCCTATGGAGTAGAAAATCTTTCAGCTTCACAAGCTACCGATGTTTTAACCGCTGCAATTAGAGAGGGTAAATTAGAAGCAGACTCATTATCACAATCAATGGGCACTGTTTTACCAGTTGCCTCACAATTAGGAGTTAAATTTAGCGAGGTCGGTGCTACATTTGCAGCAATGTCCAGAACAGGGACAGACGCCTCAATGGCAGCAACTCAAATAAGAGGGGTACTTTTTGCATTATTAAAACCAACAAAACAAGCAAAAGACACTTTAAAGCAGTTTAATTTATCGGCTGAAGGATTAAGAGATCAATTAGGCAAAGAAGGTTTATTATCTACTTTAAAAACTTTAACTAATGCCTTTGGTGATAATGAAGAAGCCCAGGGGAAAGTATTTGCAAACACCAGGGCACTTTCTGGGGTTTTAGATTTAATGGGAAAAAACCTTGGATCTACTGAAGAGATTTTTGACAGAATGAATACTACTGCTGGAATTACAGCGGAGGCATTTGCTGAACTTGAAAAATCAGCATCTTTTAAATTAGAAAAATCTTTAAATGATCTTAGAGTTGCATTCACTGAAATTGGTTCTGTTTTATTAGAAACATTTACGCCAGTTATCCAGGAAATTTCTAGTGTACTGGTAAGTCTAAGCCAAAAGTTTCAATCATTAGATCCTGGAGTTAAAAAAGCTATTGTAATTTTCACCGCTTTAGTTGCTGCGCTAGGACCATTTTTAATGATTTTAGGAGCGATGTCATCTGGAATTGGTGTTTTGGTTGGTGCATTTGGCACCGCACTACCTATTATCTTAAAAGTTGCTGGCGCTTTTAAAACTTTGACTGTAGCTATGATTGCTAACCCAGTAGGTTTAATTGCTGCAGCTGTTGTAACATTAGTTGCTGGTTTTGTGGAGTACTTACATAGATTAGAGCCAGCTGTTAGTAGAACTAAAACGTTCTTTAATATATTAAAATCTTTAGGTAATCCTTTAAAGTTTGCTACTTTACAGGCTGAGGATGCTGCAAAAGCAATTAATCAAGAGAAAAAAGAAACTGAAAAAGCAACAAAGGCAAAAGAAGAGTTTAAAGACATTTTAGAAAATCTACAAAAACCAATACAAAAAACAACAAAAGAAACTGAAAAACTTGGATTTGCCTTAAAAGAAGTTTCAAAAGCATCTGCAATTACATTAAGTATTGAAACTGGTGATCTTGACTATGCTACTGGTAAATTTGCTCAAGCTGATATCGCTGTAGGAGCTCAACAAGTTGAGACAACTGGAATTGCTGGAATAGAGGCTCCAGGTGGTGATGCTGTTGGATCTGCTTTAGAGGGTTTATTAGCAATGCAAAATCAGGCTAATGCAACAACAAATGCTATAAATAACTTAAATGAAAGTCAAAAGTCATTATCTGAGCTTGGCAATATGGTAGGCGGTCAATTATCTGGAGCATTTTCAGAACTTGGCAATAGTATGGTCGCATCTTTAGGATTAGGAGAGGGTGCTTTAGGATCCTTTACAGCTTCATTTTTAGCAGCTGCTTTGGATGCAGTAGGAGCTGCATTATCTGTATCAGTTGCTAATGCAATCGCTGGAGCATCCGCTGGATCTTTATTAGCTGGACCAGTAGCGCCAATAGTTTTGCCAGCGTTAATAGCTGGTATGGTAGGACTTGTTAAATCACAGTTTGCCTCAGTTCCAAAATTCGCCAATGGAGGTATCGTATCTGGTCCAACTATGGGACTGATGGGAGAATATCCAGGAGCTAAATCAAATCCAGAAGTAATTGCTCCACTAGATAAACTACAGGGAATGATGGGAGGCAAAAGTCAAAACGTAAACGTAGGCGGACAGTTCAAAATTAATGGACAGGATTTAGTAGTTGCACTGCAAAGAGCAGACAGAAATCGAAGCAGAATAAAATAAATAAATGGCATACGGAGCAAAATTCAGATTAGTATTTTCCGATGTAAAAGGGAATCTAAGGAGGGTCGAAATACTACAAAAAGATTACCAGGGTGATGTTTTTCCTTTAGTTGGGCAAGGCAATCCAGTGGTGATAAAATGGGATGGCGATGATGACTTTTATTCACCCATAATAGGCTCAAGCTGTGAGTTAAATTTATTTGAAACTGAGACAACTCAATACGATCAATTTTTTTTATCTGGAGAGCGTGAGTATAAAGTACGTGTTTCAACTGGATCAAATGAGGATAAAATATGGAATACAGAATCTGACCAGTGGGAGCAAGCTAATTATGAATGGGATGAGGAAAAAAGTTTTGAGATTTATTGGGAGGGCTGGCTTCAGGTTGATCAATATCAAGAAAGTTTGCAGCCATATCCAGTGCCAATCAAATTAGTAGCCTATGATGGCTTAGGGACTTTAGACGCTTTTGATGCGCCTTATTCTAATGCTCCAGATGGCGGATATGATGGGAATACTGATTCGATGTTTTTTTATCTGTATTATATTTTAAATAATTTACAGCTGGATTTTGATATTTATGTTTCAAATGCTATAAGAGAAAGCAACGGCAACGCTAATGAAACGCTTTATCACGACATTATTTTAAATGAATATGGCGTATTTGATGACTTAGATTTTAGAAATGCCAAAGATGTTTTAGAGTCTTTTTTAAGAGCTACAAATTCCAGGGTTTTCCAATCTCAGGGGCGCTGGTATATTATTTCAAATAGTAATTTAATAGATGTAAATATTGATCAGCTTTTTAATTATGACATAGGGTTTTCTATTGAGGATCAACTAGCCACAACTGGAGAGGAGATAATCGAATACAAAGCTTTTGACCGCTTAGGGAATTATTTATTTACTACTACAGAAAACATACTGTTAAAAGCGCCAACCGATTTGAAGCCAGTCGGTGCTGATTTTTATAGAGAATATTTGCGACCTTATCATAAAGTAAAATATGATGTCAAGCTGACAAATGACAAGATAATTAATCTAAATCCTCAGCTCCTATACGATGATCACGATTATACACTAGGACCAAACACCTCTATAAGTATTGATGAAAATTATGCGCTAGTAGGTAGTAAGTCAATAAAAACTACTATACACGCCAGGGAAAATATTGATTTTGATGAGACTTATGAAGTCATTTTAAATACAGTGACTACAGATGACAGTAAAAAATTAAAAGTTGGGTTTTCGTTTTTAGTTGAACCATATTATAATTTGATTAATTTTTCTGATGTTTTTGAATATGAGATAGCTGTTATTGTGTACGCTTACGATGCAAATAATGATTTGATTTATTACAACTGGAAAACAGATGAATGGCAAACAGGAACTGGAGTTGGCGCTATTAATGAAAAAAACAGAACTAAACTGCCACAATTTAAAAAGGTAGGGACCTGGCAAAATGTAGAGCTGGAGTTAAATGCTTACGAGGAGGTTGAGGGTGATTTAGATGTTACCATAAACATACACTATCCAAGATTTACAGTTTATCCAACTGAGACTGGTTTGGGATTAATTAGCGCAACTTATTTTGATAAAATATTTATTTCAGAGGTTAATGACAACGCTAGTGAAATGATCGTTACAAATACACAAAACGTCAATAAAACTACGACCGCTGTTTACGATGTAAAAGATATATTTATTTCAAATTATTTAGGATCTAACGCCTCCCAAGGTGGCTATGATGGATATTTTTCACGCCCTAGAGATTTCACTATACAGGCGTTTGACTATCCTACAGTTGACAATATTGTATCACAGGAAATATTAAACGATTTTAGAGACTTTGTAAAGCGCTATGAGGGTACATTTCGAAATTTAATAAGCGAGCCAATACCAGTATCACTGCATAATAAAATATGGATTGATTTCGGTTCAGGAACTTTCAGAGAAGGCGCCAGCTGTTATATAGATTCTATGACTTATGATGTGAAGGCTAATGAATATGAGATATCTATGCACGTGCCAAACCAAACCAATGACGTTGATTCTACATTTAGCGTAAAACTTACAAAATAACAGCACAAAGATTCCCTTTTGTTTGCTGATCCCCAGGATAGTTTCGACTTGAATGGGGATTTTTTTTTAAAATAATTCCGAATATATTTGGAAATTCCAAATTTTTGCGTACTTTTACAGTGTAAAACAATAAAAATTATGACAATGCAAGACATTAAAATTTCAAGAGCTTCCAAAGAAATGTTTCTTTACAGGAAAGAGATAGAGAAAAAGATTCAAGAGTGCAGAAGTTTTAGCGAGTACAAAAAACTTGAAAAAATCGCAAAACTAATTGATAGTAAATTAAAATAATAACCCAGGGGAGGCAACTCCCCTATATTTTTAATATATGAATAACTTAGAATTAGAATTTGTAAACGAGATAAAACGCTTAGGGCTTAAAAGGTTAGACGTGGCGGATCATTTAGGATTTTCCTATGAAACGCTAAAGAGAAAACTCCAGGATCCTGGGCGGTTTACACTCAAAGAATTACAGAAATTAAAACAATTAAAATTAAATTTAAATCAACTAAAACTATGAAATCAATTAACATTAAAGGCAGTAATTATATTACTGTAAACGAGCGCTTAAAATACTTTAGAAGTGAGGAGACTTTTAATGGATGGCGTATTAATGAGGAGGTCATTGACCTTAATGAAAAAGAGGGAATTTTTAAAGTAACAATTTTTGACTCATCTGGAGAGCCTATTGCGTCAGCACACGCTCAAGAGTACAGGGATAATAGTTACATAAATAAAACGTCTTTTTTAGAGAATGGGTTTACCTCAGCACTTGGAAGAGCCTTGGGATATTTAGGTATTGGAATAGATACTTCTATAGCTTCAGCCGATGAGGTTACAAATGCAGTAAGCAATCAAAGTAAGGATGACACTCCCTGGCTAAAAGAAACTGAATTAAAAGCGCTTATTGAGAAAGGCACTAAAGCACAGGCGGTAAAAGTACTCGCTGCCTATAAAATGAAAACTGAGTACAAAAATCAAATAACTAGTAAATTTAAAATTTAAAATTATGACACAAGAAAAAGTATTTGCAGATGGATTTAGCTTCAAGCGTAGAGCAGGAGCGCCAGACTTTGTAGTTGGAAACATTAGCGTAAAAGTTGATGACGCTGTAGCGTTTCTACAAAAGAATGTAAAAGGTGGCTGGGTAAACCTGGACATTTTAACCGCTAAAAGCGGAAAGCAGTACATTGAATTAAATCAATGGGAGCCTAATGGCGATACACAAACTGTAAAACAAGTCAATCCTGTAGCCCAGGATAATGATTTACCATTTTAATTAAATTAAAAATTAACCAGGGGAGTTAGGGCTCCCCTTTTAACTTAAAAATTATGTTAAACAACTCAACAACTATGAATTTTCTAGAAAAAAATAACTTTAGAAGTAGATTTAAACTAGAGACAAGTTACGACTACAGTAAATTCAAACTATTAAAAACAAATAGAACAGTAGACGTTAATAATTTACAAAAAATAGAAGATTCCATAAAAAAATATGGATTATTGCAGCCCATAATAATAACTAAATTAGGTTACATTTTAGATGGTCAGCATAGATTTGAAGTTTTAAAAAAATTAAAAATGCCCATTGATTATGTGATTTCATATAATGGCGATAACTATGCGGTTATTGAGTCAAATAAAATTAGAAAAGGATGGGCTTTATATGATTATATTAATTACTGGGCTAATCATAATAAATATGATTATGTTGATTTAATAAAGCAAATAAATCACTGGTCAAAACACACTTCTAGTGGAGCAATATCTTATGCTTTTACCAGATCAACGAGTGTAAATAAGGTAATACAAAAAGGAGATTATCAAATTGATTTAGATTTTGGAAATGATTTGATGACAGACTGTTTGCTTTTGAGTAATACTATAAATAAGGCATTTTCATCAAAATTTATAAGATCTCTAAAGAGCATAAAATTGAAAAATAAAAATTTTGACATCAATAGATTATCAAAAAATTCTAATTACAGAATGCTAAAAATTTATAACAATGAATCCGACACTTATCAAAACATAGTTGAAGTTTATAATTATAAATTATCTGAAAAAAATAGAATAATCTAAATTATATTTAACCAGGGCGGCTGTAAAGGGTTGCCCTTTTATTTTAATATTATGCCAAAAACAAAAACCACTTACAGCAAGTATAAAGCAGTTAGATTATCAGAAAAAGGGAATCAAATGCTGGGTGAACTTCGGCGCTTAGATCAATCAGACAGTGAGGCGCAATTTATTAGAGATGCAATAGTATTTTATATGATTCAAGGTATGGAAAGGATTAAAGTGAATAATTATATAGATTTAAACATTCAAGAGGTTAATGATTTTTACATAAATCAAAAAAATAAATAATTTTCACAATTATGTCTGAACATTTTACACCAGCCGATTTATACGACAGCACTCCAGAGGATGACAAAAGATTTATGGAGGAAAGAATTACAGTATTATTAGAATACTTAGCAAACTCCAGGAATGAGGTGACTATGCTAACTGGTCAGCTTGAATATTTAAAAAGAAAACTAAACGAAAATGGAATTGATTACTAAACAAGATACAAATGAGGAGTATCATTCGCATAAATCAATCTCAGCGAGTGGACTTAAAATGATTTATAAAAAATCAGTAAAGCATTATTTAAAGGCAAAGTTTACAGAAACGCCAGCAATGGCTCTGGGTACAGCTGTGCATACTATAATGCTAGAAGGTCAAAAACAATTTGACCAGGATTACTATTTGATGCCTGACTATGATGGCAGAACAAAAGAGGGAAAGCAAATAAAAGCAAAACACGAAAAGTTAGCTGGGAATCGCAAAGTATTAAGAGATGCGGATATGGATAAAATATCTGGAATAATGCAAAATCTAAGACAGCACGATTTAGCTCAAAAATATTGTACAGGAACTGTAGAGCTGTCACACTATGGCAAAATGAATGGAATACCTATTAGGGTGCGCCCAGATGTGTTTGGCGACAATTGGATTGGTGATGTTAAAACGTGCCAGGATAATTCGCCTATAGCATTTAGGAGAGATCTTTTTAAATACGCTTATCATTTACAGGCGTGTTTTTATTCTGACGTGCTAGGCTTTCCTCCAGAAAACTTTCGCTTTGTAGCTGTAGAGACTAATTATCCATATAGCGTTGAGGTGTATGCTTTAGATGATGATATGATTTCTATAGGGAGACAGGCATATCAAAAGGCATTATCTGACTGGGGTTTTTATTTAGCCTCTGGAATAGAGAAAGGATACCAGGCAGCTGGATATATGGATGATGGCGCTTTAATATTATAACTATGGAATTAATACAAATAAAAACAAAAGTTGAAAATCATTTTGGATTCTTTATAAACGTAAAATCCAGAAAGAGGCATTTAGTAGATGCTCGTAAAATTTATTTTAAATTATGCAGAGAGTTAACCAAAAAATCACTTACAGAAATCGGTAGGTCTATGGAACTAGATCACGCCACAGCATTACATAACATTAGAGGCTGCAAAGATTTATTTCAAACTGATCCAGAATTTAAAAGGAATTATATAATTTTGTTTAGGGAGGTAAACCAGTTAAGATTAAATAAATGGAAAATTCCAAAAGCAGAAATACCTAAATTTATACACCCAGGATATTTAAGATATGCCGACAAAAAATCCATTCGAAAAGTATTTAACCAAAGAAGATCGTTTGCAAAACAGCGTTATGAATTATATTAAGATGCAATATCCAGGAACTTTTGCAATTCACGTACCTAATGAAGGTAAGCGTTCGCCATTTGAACGTTACAAATTTAAATACTTAGGAGGTTATGCAGGTATCCCAGATGTTTTAGTCTTTGTAGCAAAAAGCAAATACAGCGGTTTAGCGCTTGAATTAAAAGTCGGATATAATAAACCTACAGAAAACCAATATAATTGCTTAGAGAGGCTTAAAAACGCCTCCTGGGATGCGCACTGGTGTAATACATTTGAGGATGCAAAAGAAATAATTGATAATTTTATGAATTATGAGTGAATATAGAAATGTTTTTTGGAGCGAAATTGACCAGCGTATGTGGCGTACAACAACCACAATAGGTGATGTTTCTGTCAGATATGAGTATGTCGGCACAATGACTGGTGCTGAATATGACTTGTTGATTGAGACGCTATGGGAATTATTTGATGATAACAAAATAACCCTGGAGGAGTTCCAAAGAATATTTGGAGACATTAGATCTTTTTGTGACCAGATTAAAAATATAGTAGATAAAGCATAAATTATGAAACCAAACTATTATGCAGTAATACCAGCTGAGGTTAGGTATAACGAAAAACTGACCGCCAATTCCAAATTATTATTTGGAGAGATAACCGCCTTATGTAATAAAAAAGGCGTTTGTTGGGCAACTAATAATTATTTTGCTGAATTATACAGAGTAGATAAGAAAACTGTATCTAATTGGATTAAGCAGCTCCAGGAACAAGGCTTTTTAAAAACTGAGTTGGAATATGATAAAAAGACCAAACAAGTAACTCAAAGAAACATTACAATTTGCACTACAGGGGGTGGTAATAAAAATATGACCAGGGGGTCACAAAAATATGACCAGGGTGGTAATAAAAATATGGAGGTTAATATATATAATAATAATATTAATAATATAAAAGATAATACCGACACCTATAATAAGGTGTCAGATTTCCGTAAAGATTATATTTTAGCTTATGATCATATTATAAAATTATTTCACGAGAGAAACAGACCTAAAGACACCAGGCAAAAAATACAATGGCTGGATGCAATTCGATTATGTGATGTAAAAGATAAAGTAAAACCTCAGCAACTTTGGTGGTTATGTAATGAAGTTAAAAGAGACAGCTTTTGGGGAAAGCATTTTCAGTCACTTTTAAAATTAAGAAAATCCAGGGATGGCGAAATGTATCTAAATAAATACATTGGAATTTTTGGAAATGAGCAATTTGAAATTCTCGGATCTGAAAATTAATTTTTATATTTAACACCGAAACAAACCAAACAAACAAAACAATGACAAACGAATTTTTAAATATTGGCATCACTCCCAGGGGAAATGCCGTTGAGCAAAAGGCAATCTGTCCAAAGTGCTCACACACCAGGAAAAATAAAAAAGACCCTTGCTTATCTATAAATTTAGAAAAAGGCGTTTACAACTGTCACAATTGTGGCTGGAGTGGGAATGTGAAGTTTAAAGAAAAAAAAGAATTTGTAAAACCTCCAAAAGCTGTTATAGATTTATCGGATCGTACACTTTCCTGGTTTCATAAAAGAGGCATTACTGAGGCAACTTTAAGCCATTGGAAAGTAGGCGAGTCTATAGAGTATTTTCCTCAAGTTCAGAAAAAACGTAAAGCAATCAATTTTAATTATTTCAGGGAGGGCGAACTCATCAACTGTAAATTCAGAGATGCTGAGAAGAATTTTAAAATGGTGTCTGGAGCAGAGCTCATATTCTATGGCTTAGATAATATTAAAACTATGGAAACCATTTACATAGTTGAAGGCGAAATGGATGCACTATCACTACACGAGGCTGGTGTTTATTCTGTTTGCTCTGTACCTAATGGAGCATCTAAAGGCAATCAAAGACTGGATTATTTAGATAACTGCTGGGAGTTTTTTAAAGACAAAAAAGAGATAGTTCTCT